AATGACAGAAGCCGTTGATTTGGATATGTTAGAAGCGAGTGGTAGTACATCTGCATCATTTGATAGGATATATTTAAGTGGTTCTACGATAGATGTGATGAGAGTTTACTATGAAGCAACTCCAGCTATTCAAAGATTCTTTGACCCTTATTCCGTTGGTGGGCAGGGTACATTAAACTTAATGGATGAGTTAGGATTTGGCGAATATTCTCCAGCAGCACAATTCTTATTAATGCCAATATATGAGGATTTATTAAGAATGCAGGCGATTGAATTTAATGATACTATTCGTAAATCTCAATACACATTTAATATTGTTGATAATAAATTGGAAGTGTTTCCAATACCAACCGCAAGAACTCCTAGAAAAATATATTTTGATTATATAAGTAGAGATGAATTTGAACATGATTCACAAACTGTTCAGCCGGATTCACTTTCAGATTACTCCGATATTCCATACGATTTTATCCAGTACTCATTTATAAACGATGTGGGTAAACAATGGATTAGAAAATACACATTGGCATTAGCAAAAGAATTGTTAGGTGCAATTAGAGAAAAATATAGCTCTATTCCAATTCCAGATGGTGAAGTATCATTAGATGGTGCAGCATTGAGAGCAGAAGCGCAGGTTGAAAAAGATGCATTAGTTACTCAATTGAGAGAAAACTTAGAAGAATTGAGTAGAAAGAATGTGATGGAAAACAAAGCACACGAATCAGACCATCAGCAAGAAATGTTGAGAAAAGTACCTTTAAAAATATATGTAGGATAATATGCCAAAGTTTATTTCAGATAGGGATGTATCATTTTTTAGGGGATTAGCTAGAGAATTAGTAGATGTTGTAATAGAAAACGTTTGTGTTTTATTTAAAGTTGATTTAAAAGAAACCAAAGTTAATATTTACGGAGAATCTATGAATAAATCGTGGCATCCCGGAGTTGAACTATATGTTTTGATTGATAAAGAGCCGGAAACCGCAGTATATGAAGGGTTCGGACCTGATGCACAGCAAAATGTTACATTCAAATTTGATAGAGAAATGTGCGAAGAAAGAAATACATACCCTGAAATTGGCGATGTAATTTTCTTTAATGAATCATATTTTGAAATAGATAACACAAACGAAGTACAATTCGTAAGTGGAATGCCGGGTGAAACAGTGTATGGTAATCAAAAGAATTGGAGTATCGTTTGTTCTACATTTATGGTATCTAAATCAAATTTGAATATAGAAGCAAGAATAAAATAATAAGAGATGTCGGTAAACCCAATAAGACCTGGCAATAATAGAGCCAACGAAATAAAATCTACAAAGGGAGACCTAAAAAGAAGTGTAACTCTCTTTGATATAGATTATGCTATGATGTCTTATTTGGAAGATACTGTTCTTCCAACATTAAAAGATGCGAATGGAGCAGGAGTTAAAATTCCCGTAATCTATGGTAATTCTGAAAGATGGAATGGGGCTCGTAGACAGGGTGTGTATAGAGATGGTAAAGGTAAAATACAATTACCAATAATGATGTTAAGGAGAACATCGATTGCAAAAGATGAATCTATGCCTATGTTGAATAGACATCTTTCATATCCTGCTATTACAAAGTGGTCAAAAGATAATCGTTATGACCGTTTTAGCGCATTGGGTGGGGGTGTTAGACCTAAAAAAGAGATTTATAATATTACAATGCCTGATTACGTTGAGGTAAATTATGAGTGTATGTGTTGGACATCATATACCGAACAACTTAACGAAGTAATTGAACATCTTAACTTTACATCATCATATTGGGGAGATAAAGAAAAATATAAATTTAGAACATCTATATCCGATTTCAATGTTATTAACGAAGTTGGTGAAGGGGCTGAAAGAATTAATAGAGTTGAGTTTTCATTGAATGTAAAGGCTTACTTATTGCCAGAAAAATTCGATGGAGAACTTACACAATTGGCAGGAGTTATAACCGCAGGTTTGACTATTGATGGAAACTCATATGATGTTAAAGTGTATATAAATGGTGTTAGATATTATCAGGGAACACATTTTGTAGCTTTTGTAAGTAGCAATAATTTATCCTTAACATTTAATAATGCAAATTTAGGATTCGTTGTAGATGCCGATGATGAAGTTTCTATAACAGGTAAATTTATTGATTTATAATGAAAAGAAGCCTTTTAGATATAACTCAAAAAATTAGTAGAAAATTGGGCGACCCGGAATTAACTCCAAAAGATTTAAATCACCCAACGTATTGGATATATGAAGCAAAGGGTTGGAGATTCGTTGAGTTATTAAGAGAAATAGAATATAGAACAACGCAAGATAGATTGAGGGTAATAGTTAACACTCAACATATATCTGCAAAGGATTATATTGTAGAACAAGGAAGTGAGGGATTATTAATCAAATTTATAAAAAATAATTTTGAGTTTGATTTAGATGATGATGATTACATTGAAGTAACAGGTGATATAGAACAATATGCTTAATAGATTTAATTCAAATGCTAAAAAATTAAATAGGATTATACCAAAAATAAATCCTAATAATTTAAATGATGATTTATACATCACAGGCAGTTTATTGAACATAGAAGCACCAACTACAAATAAATTTAATTCAAATACTAAATCAAATCCAAATCCAACTAAATTAGTAAATAATAAAAATAAAATAGAAGCATTTCATAACGAAATTTTACAATTTAGTGGAAGAATGGTATCAAGAACAATTGATACTTTTGATAATACGGGATTTGGAACTTTAACAATTTATAATGTATTATTGGATTATGGGACTGAAGGGGCTTCTCCTGAAAATTTTGAAATATTAGTTTATGGATTACATCTTCCAGGGCATTACACAATTAAGCAAGTAGGAAACAATGTAGTTATTACATTATTAGATAATTATATAGATTACGATTCTGTAACAATTAATGATATATATGTTATAGGTAAATTTAAATAGATGGCAAACTTAATACGATTAAAACAAATAGAAAGTGGTTCAGCACTGCAAGTATCAGCAGAAGTTGGTTCTGATTTTTCACAATCGGTACTTAACATTGTTATAAATGATGTTGGCGCCGTTTTACCTGAAGGAGTTATATCATCATCTGCACAATTGAATGGAACTACTTTAAGAAATATTACAATAGCGCCATTGAACTCCGATGGATATTCATTAATAGTTAGTGGAGCATTGGGAGTCGTTGATGCAACAAATTTATCAGAGGGTGGATTTGGGGATTTAGATTCAACTGTACCAGGTCAGATTTCAGTAAATGGACAGCTACCGGCAGACCCATCTACAAACAATACACCACTTGCCAATGTGATTGACCAAGGGGAATGGTAATATGTTAAAAACAAATATATAGACTAAATTGGGATTTGTGTATTGGTTACTCAAATAATTTATATTTATAAAGGAATTCAAATCAGAAAAAAGAAATAACCAAACAATATGGCACAAATCATTAAACACAGACGTGGTAGTTTAGAAGCCCTATCGGTGGTAACCTCATCGCTTCAAAAAGGTGAGATAGTAATCGCTTCCGGCTCATCAAATCTATCCGTAACAAACGGAGCATCGATTGTATTCGCAGTTCCAGAAAACGGACAGGTACAAGCGGTAAATAGAGTACTTAGAGGTACTAACGCTCCATCGACTTTTTCTTCAGCAACTTATAACGGATTAGTAGATGGTGTTCCTTACTACGCAAGTGGTAGTTCTACCTTATACTTACTTGGTTCGGATGGTAACGAAGCAATCAACTTAGTTGGTAACATTCAACCATTCTCCGCTTCAGTAGATAGTAGATTGGGCGTAGTAGAAGCATCATTAGGTGGTGGAGGTTCAGTTGGCGCTAGAGTTGCAGCATTAGAAGCAACATCAGCATCGTTGAATTCATTTACTGAATCATTCTCACAAAGTGTTGCAACTGATTTTAGTGCTAGTACGGCAGCAACCGCAGCTAACCTATCATCGTATAGTGCTTCAGCAGCAACTACACATAATAATTATAGTTCTTCTGCGGCAACTTCATTATCAGCAAGTGCAGCTAGTATAAACGCTAACATCGCATCATTATCAACTTCGGTAGATAGTAGATTAGATGCAGTTGAAAATACAAACGCAACTCAAGCAACTACCGGTTCAAATATATTTTATGGTGACCAGGTTATTACCGGTTCAAT